AGCCGGGAGAGTAAGTGCCAGTAAGGCTTTGCGACAGCCGCATGTGCAGCAGTACATGATGACAAGAGTTGGTGAGAGTCTTGGACTACATGCTACGACGGCGGCTGCAAAGCTGCTTAACTTAGCGCGAGGCGCTAAGTCCGAGTATGTCCAGCTAGAAGCTAGCAAGGACATACTCGATCGGGCTGGCTTCAAGCCAGCCGATAAGCAGATGCATCTACACGCTGGGGAAATTAAGGTGAGTATAGACCTGAGCTAGCGGTGGGGGGTCAAAAGTCGGCCACGTTATATCGCGAGTGGTCCCATACAAGCGTTATAGGAGAAAAAGGTTCGATGTGTACTGGTGGTGATCCCGGCGGTGGTTCGGAAAAAGAAGAGAAGAAGAAGAAGGAAGAAGAGCCTATTGTTGTAAAGCCTGCAAAGCCAAAGGCTGCTCCGAACATGGGTGCTGCAAAGTCTTCTCAGAAGCCTTCTGGCAAAACAACACCGAAACCAAATGCATCTTATTTTGGTGATTTAGGTTCAAAGCCTAAACCTAAGGCCAGTCCTAGTCCTGCACCTCGTCCAAAATCTACTCCAAGTGGCGGCGGTGCTAGTAGAAAAGCAGCGCCAACTGGTGAAGAGTTCCGTGCTAAACGTGCGCCGGGTCAAGGTGATGTAAAGTTGCCGGGTGATCGTCGTGGTCGTCCGAAGGAGCCGGGTGGTGTAGATGATCGTGATCCGGGACCAAAGACTCGTCCGCAAGCTGCATATGATTCTATTCAGGAGTTGCGTGGTCGATTAGACAAGCAACCTCCCGGCCTAATTGGCGGGATAGGGCGTATAAGTCTTAAAAAACAAATTAAAGATCTTCAATCTGGCTCTTTGCCTGTTATGGCAGATGGTCTAACTGTTGGCACGATATCAAGGACAGGGTCTTACACTGGTCGCTCTGAGTTTGGAGATTTTGCGCGTCAAAACTATCGTGATCTTTTTGCAGAGGGGAATACATCTCCCGGCCTGACAACTACTGCTAGAGAGCAAAACAGGATTGCACAGGAAAGAAATGAACGTGATCCTGATCCGGCTCCAAGGAAAGAGCCTTCTCCTGAAGTATCCGATGAAGTTGCTGTTGAAAATTTTGGTGGTCCTTTAAGCTCTACAAAGCAAAGACGTAGCAGTGGGCGGCGCACAGCTTTTGGAACTAGGCGAAGCCTGCTTGGTAATATTCGTTAATGACTAGAAGGGTACCGAAGTCACCGGCATGGACGCGAAAAGCAGGACAGAACCCCAAAGGCGGTCTCAATCAGAAAGGACGAGAATCCTACAAAACCAAGTCGGGCAAAAAAGGAAATCTCAAAGCACCTATCAAGGGGAAGGCAGATACTCCAGAGAAGAAGCGGCGCAAGGGAAGCTTCCTAGTCAGGATGGGCAGTGCCAAGGGTCCGCTGTACAAGAATGGGGAGAAGACCAGATTGAAGCTCTCACTAGAGGCATGGGGGCATCGTGGTGACAAGGCCAGTGCTGTACGCAAGGGTCGTTCTTTGTTAGCCTCTTATCGAAGGTCTAAAGAGAAAGGAAAAGCTAATGCCTAACGTAATGGGAAAGAAGTACGCGTATACTCCTGCAGGAAAGAAGAAAGCCAAGAAGGCTGCTCGCTCTTTGCTGACAACAGCGCAGAAGAAGTTGCCAAAAGAGCTTCAAGACAAAATTATTAAGAGCAAGATGCGTAGTGCCTAAGTATCAATTTAGAGATGGCACACCGTATGATGGGCCATATTTTATTATGCCTGATGGTAGGGTTTTGTCTGGTGCAACTTACACTGGTGATTCAAAGCGTCTATTGGAGATAGAAGATGGCGGTGAACGAAGCGGGAAACTACACGAAGCCGACATTAAGGAAGCGCCTGTTCAACAAAGTAAAGCGCGAGGGAAAAGGCGGAAGGCCGGGTCAGTGGTCAGCAAGAAAAGCGCAAAGGCTAGCTCTGCTCTATAAAAAAGCTGGCGGTGGATATACTAACTAATGTCATTGGCACCTTCACAGAGATCCCTTAGATCTTGGACGCGACAGAAGTGGCGCACTAAGTCAGGGAAGCCAAGCACTCAGGGCAGCAAAGCTACAGGTGAGCGGTATCTCCCTGCTGCCGCCATCGCTGCTCTGAGTGACGAGGAGTACAGGCGTACTAGCCGAAAGAAACGCGCCGCTTTACGAAAAGGCAAACAATTTTCAAAGCAACCAAAAGGTATTGCGGAAAAGACAGCGAGATACAGATGAGCTTTCTACACACACTCAAACCAGAAGAGCGAGAGATTTTGCGTAGAGTGGTAAAGAAAGTTCACCTTTGTCACCATCCTGAACAGTTTTGTACTGATCGTGAAGCAGATAAGGTCATATCTGTTATTGGGCCTGAGATTGTTGAGCGAATGATTAAGTTCGGCAAGGATCAGAAAGTTGACCAACTTTAAGTACAAGCCCGACGGCAAAATCTTAAAAGCATTTATGAAAGACAATACGTTCTTTCGTGGCATCAGAGGGCCGGTAGGATCTGGAAAATCTGTTGCTTGTTGCGTTGAAGTATTCCGTCGTGCCTTAGAGCAAAAACCTAATCACGATGGTGTTCGGCGTAGTCGTTGGGCAATCATACGAAACACAAACCCACAACTTAGAACGACCACAATAAAGACTTGGCTTGATTGGTTTCCAGAAGATCAGTGGGGCAAGTTTATGTGGTCGGTGCCATACACCCATATTATCAAACAGGCAGATCTTGAGCTTGAGGTTATCTTCTTGGCCCTTGATCGCCCAGAAGATGTGAAGAAGCTGCTGTCATTGGAACTTACTGGCATCTGGATTAACGAGGCTAGAGAGGTGCCGAAATCTATTATTGATGCTTGTACCATGCGCGTGGGTCGCTTCCCTTCCATGCGTGATGGGGGGCCATCATGGTCAGGGGTGATCGCCGATACCAACGCGCCAGAGGAAGATCACTGGTGGCCCATTATGTCTGGCGAAGTGCCTATGCCAGATCATATTCCACATGAACAAGCAAGAATGTTGGTCAAGCCAGACAACTGGTCTTTCTATATACAGCCATCAGCAATGCGCGAAGAGATGGATCAAAAGGGTATTGTTCTTGATTACACAGCAAATAAAGATGCTGAAAACACAGAGAACATGCTTCAAAGCTACTATCCAAATCTTATACGAGGAAAGACAAAGAGTTGGATTGATGTCTATGTAATGAATCGCCTTGGATCTATTCAGGAAGGTAAGCCTGTATATCCAATGTTTAATAGCGAAACACATATAGCTACAGAAGAAATACCAATAGCAGCAGGCATACCTTTGTATGTTGGCATTGACTTTGGACTAACGCCAGCAGCCGTGTTTGGACAAAAAGTTCGTGGTCGGTGGCTTATACAATCTGAGATTGTTGCTATAGACATGGGCATAGTTCGATTTGCAGAGATGTTGCGTCAGGAGATAGCAACAAGATTCAATGGCCTTGATGTTCATATCTTTGGAGATCCGGCAGGAGACTTTCGTGCTCAAACAGATGAATCAACACCGTTCCAGATATTACGCGGGGCTGGCCTGAAAGCTGTTCCGACACATAGCAACTCTGTTGATTTAAGGCTGGAATCTGTATCAAGCAACTTGAATAAGATGGTTGATGGCAAGCCAGCATTCTTGGTTGATCGTAGATGCCCAACACTAATCAAAGGGTTTGAGGGCGGATACAACTACAAAAGGTTACAGATATCTGGAGAAAGGTTTGACGACAAACCTGAGAAAAATATGTACTCACACATCCATGATGCATTGCAATATCTTATGCTAGGCGCTGGTGAAGGACGACAATTGATATCAGGACAAAAGCCCTTGAAAGCCTTCAATGCAAAGAAAGAATATGATGTGTTTACTCGCAAGCCTCGTCAGCCAAAGCGCAATGGCTTGTGGGCAAGGATGTAAAATGATAGAGGTAAGAAAAGGAGCATGACATGAAAACACCCATGAAAATGCCAACAACGTCTCTGATTAAGAAAGTTGCATCAGAAGACAAGGCTTTTACCTCGTGGGCAAAGTCTTCTGGTATTGCAACCAGTGCAGAAATCAAAGCATTGCCAAAAGACCGTCTTATGAAACTTTACAGAATGTATATGACTTCTCAGCGTAAGGCCGCAAGCTAGGGAGAAAAATATGTGTATTGGTGGCGGTGGCTCAAGTGGTCCAGCAGTTGATCCTGAAGCTGAAGCAGAGCAAGCAAGACAACGCGAAGCAAATTTGCAAGAGCGTAAAGATAGAAAACAAGAAGCTTTGGGGGCTGCTATAGAAGCAACTCAAAAAGGCACAGGTCGTAGGTCTTTGATTAGCGGCCCCGGTGGCGGCATGGGTTACTTCAATAGGTATCGTACATGATTTATTCTCCAGACACATCCGAAGCAATGTACAGCAATGATAAAACTGCTGGCATGTACATGAAAAAATATGAAAAGGCAAAGGCTCTTAGGGAGAACTTTGTTGATCTGTTTGAAGAGTGTTACGAGTATGCGCTGCCACAAAGAGAGTCATTTTACGCAGAGTCTATAGGGCAACGACGAGATGATAAAATCTTTGATGAAACGGCTGTTGTTGGTGTTCAAGAATTTGCATCACGTTTGCAGCAAGGTTTGGTTCCAAACTTTGCAAGATGGGCAGACTTTCGTGCAGGATCTGAAGTACCAAATGCAGCAAGGGAATCAGTTGATAATGAACTTGATGAAGTTACTGAGTATGTCTTTGAAGTCATCCAAAATAG